CCCATTCGGAGAATTTTTCCTGGTAGCCATGGCAGCAGATCACTACTCATCTAACGAAACGGCCATGCCGGTAGTCAACTGGCCGATCGATAAACCGCGTCCGTATCCGCACAATCCGCGTCGGATCAGCGACTTGGCGATTGCGAAGGTTGCGGCGTCGATCCGCGAGTTCGGTTTCCGTCAGCCGATTGTGGTCGACGGTGACGGTGTGGTTATCGCGGGACACACTCGGTTGGCAGCGGCATCGTCGCTGGGTCTGGCATCGGTGCCGGTGCATGTAGCGGCGGATCTGACACCGGCCATGGCACGGGCGTATCGGTTGGCCGACAACCGCTCGGGTGAGGAAGCGGAGTGGGACAACGAGTTGCTGCGGGTTGAGATGGCGGCGCTTGCTGGCCTCGACATCGACCTGAGCCTGACGGCGTTTGATCCGGATGAGATTGCTGGATTGTCGGGCCACCAGGGGCTCGTCGATCCCGACGAGGTGCCCGAGGCGCCGTCTGAGCCGATCACGCAGCCGGGCGACGTGTGGCAACTCGGGCCGCATCGGCTGGTGTGCGGCGATGCGACGAATGCGGATGACGTGGCGCGTGTGCTCGGTGGCGTGCAGCCGCACCTGATGGTGACTGATCCGCCGTATGGCGTCGAATACAATGCCGACTGGCGCAATAATCGGTTTCGGGGCGCGGGGGGGCCCCACCCCCGGCGCGCCCTCCGGGCCGCGGGCTCGCCCATCGCGGGGCGAGCCATCGGCCCGATATCCAACGACCATCAAGCTGATTGGCGCGAAGCGTGGTGGCTCTTTCCCGGCGATGTTGCCTATGTCTGGCACGCAGGTCTGCGTGCCAGACAAGTGATCGAGAGCCTTGAAGCGGCTAGTTTCAAGTTGCGCGCACAGATAATCTGGTCGAAGGGACGGTTTGTCATCAGCCGCGGCGACTATCACTTTCAACATGAGGCGTGTTGGTACGCAGTGCGAAACAAAGCGCATTGGCAAGGCGACCGTTCGCAAACAACGATTTGGCAAATTGATCATCAGAAATCAGAAACCGGGCATTCAGCGCAGAAGCCGGTCGAGTGCATGAAGCGGCCGATCGAGAACAACTCTTCGCCCGGCCAGGCGGTCTATGATCCATTCGTGGGCTCTGGCACGACGATCATTGCGGCTGAGATGATCGGGCGTGCGTGTCATGCGCTAGAGATTGCGCCGGCCTATTGCGATGTGACGGTTGAGAGGTGGCAGAACTTCACCGGGCGGAAGGCTGAGCGGGTTGGTCGTGCGGCTGCCGCCTGATGCGACCTTCCGCTATGCGCGGCTGGACCGGCTCGAGGATTACATGACGCTAGGCTGGTTGCCGGTATCGGAACTAGGGCCGGTGCATGGCTATTATTCGGTACTGGCAGCCTGGATCTGTGGCTGTCCTGCGAAGGTGCCTCACGCATGACTGTGCTTAGACCGGACGACAAGACGCTCGGGATCATCGAGGGGCTCGCCAAGATCCAATGCACGCAGGGCGAGGCGGCGGCTGTTCTTGGCGTACATCGGATTACATTCCTCACGTTTCTAAAGCGGAATGCGAAGGCGCGTGACCGATGGGACATCGGCCTTGAGAGTGGCAAGGCATCGCTGCGACGCAATCAGTTTAAACTGTCGGAGACGAATGCCGCGATGGCTATCTGGCTCGGCAAGCAGTATCTCGGGCAACGCGAGCCGGTGCGTTACGAGGAGGAGCATCCGGAGGTGCCGCTCGGCAAGAAGGAGATCGCGCAACGCGCTGCCGAGCAGGCGCATGAAGGAAGCACGTGGAGCAGCCTGGTTCAGTAGGCTGGCGGTTCGCCTGTCCGGACTGGCAGCAACGGCTGACGGAAGGACGATCGCTCGTTCCTGATTTGCCGTTGGATGAGGCCGCGGCGAGCAAGGCGGTCGACATCTTCAACATGCTGCGGTTGCCGGACGTCGTCGGCCAGCCGCCCTTGTCTTAGGCTGCCGGCGAATGGCATCGCGACATCGTGCGAGCGGTGTTCGGCTCGCTCGACAGGAAGGGCCATCGCAAGGTGCCCGAACTGTTCGCGCTGGTGCCGAAGAAGAACGCCAAGACGACTGGCGGCGCGGCGATCATGCTGACGGCGCTGCTGCTGAACAAGCGGCCGCGGGCCGAGTTTCTGTTTGTTGGGCCGACGCAGGAGGTGGCCGATCTTGCGTTCCAGCAGGCGGCCGGAATGATCGACGCTGACCCGGAAGGCTATTTGCAGAAACGGTTTCAACTGCAGGAGCACATCAAGACTATCACGGATCGGCTCACCAAATCGAAACTCAAGATCAAGACGTTCGACATGAAGGTGATGACCGGTGCGAAACCGGTGGGCGTGCTGGTCGACGAGCTGCATCTGATGTCGAGCATGTCGTATGCGATGCGGGTGATCGGACAGATCCGCGGCGGCATGATAGCCAACCCGGAAGCGTTTCTGATCTTTATCTCGACGCAGAGTGACGTGCTGCCGGCCGGCGTATTTCGGCAGGAACTGGAATATGCGCGCGCCATTCGCGACGGAAAACTGCAGAAGAGCCGGATGCTTCCGATGCTGTACGAGTTTCCGGAAGCGATGCAGCGCGACGGTTCGTGGCGCGACACGACAAACTGGCGGATGGTGCTGCCGAACCTCGGGCGCTCGATCACGCTCGACCGGGTGATTGCCGACCACGACGAGGCGCGCGCCAAGGGCGAGGAGGAAACCCGCCGCTGGGCTTCGCAGCATCTCAACATCGAGATGGGTGTTGCGATGAAGGCCGACGGCTGGGCTGGGGCGGAGTTCTGGACAGCCGCTGAGGATGTGGCGCTGACGCTCGAGGAAATTTTGATCAGATCGGAGGTCGTCGTTGTCGGGATCGACGGTGGCGGGCTCGACGATCTGTTTGGGGTGTGTGTGCTCGGGCGCTGTCGCGAGACGCGCGACTGGCTGGCGTGGACGCACTCCTGGTGTCACGAGAGCGTGCTCGAGCGGCGCAAGTCGATCGCATCGCGGCTGGAGGCGGCGCAAGCCGATGGCGAACTCACGATCGTCGAGCATGCGGTCGAGGACATCGAGGATATTGTCGAGCTGATCGACGACATCAACCGGAAGAAGCTGCTTGCGTGCGTGGCAGTCGATCCGGCCGGGATTGGCGAGTTTGTCGAGGCGCTGCGTGCCATCAAGATCACGCAGGAAGGCGACCAGGTCATCGGTGCGCCGCAAGGCTACGCGATGATGAATGCCATTAAGACCGCCGAGAGAAAAGTCGAGAACGGCACGCTAAAGCACACGCCGAACAAGTTGATGGATTGGTGCGTCGGCAACGTGAAGATCGAGCCGACCGCGACGGCGATCCGCGCGACCAAGCAGAACGCCGGCGACGCCAAGATTGACCCGTGGATGGCGCTGATGGACGCGGTGATCGTGATGGTTCGCGATCCGAAGCCGAAGAGTGCGCCGCGGGTCGAGTTGTTCTTCACCTGAAGGATTAATCTCATGCTCAACCGGGCTTTCAGCCTGCTTGAAATCAAGCGGGTGGACGAGGACGCGCGCGAGATTACTGGCATTGCGACAACGCCGACGGCTGACCGGATGAACGATGTCGTCGAGCCGGAAGGCGCGGTGTTCAAGTTGCCGATAGCTCTACTTTGGCAACATCGCAGCGATGAGCCGATCGGCAAGGTCACACATGCCAAGGTCACCAAGGCCGGCATTGAAATCGTCGCGCAGATTGCCAAGGGAGTGACGGCTGAGATCGACCGCGCCTGGTCGCTGATCAAGGCCGGCCTCGTCCCTGGTCTTTCGATCGGCTTCAAGTCGCTCGAGCACGAAGTCATTCCCACCACGAAGGGCATTCGTTTCAAGAAATGGTCGTGGCTCGAGCTGAGCTGCGTAACGATCGCGGCAAATGCGGATGCCTCGATAACCACCATCCGTAATCTCGACACTGCGCAGCGGGCCGCGTCTGGCCAGCAAGCTCGCGATGTCGTGCATCCCAATCCACCGGGCGCCTCCGGAAGGCTTCAACCGATTGCCCTGGAGGGCACCAAAATGAAAACGACAGCCGAGCAGCTCGCTGCTCTTGAAGCAAAACGAATGGCGTCCGCGGCACGCATGGATGCCGTGATGAAGCAGAGCCGCGACGAAGATCGCACCGCAAGTGCGGACGAGGCGGATGAGTTCGACAAGCTGGCCTCCGAGGTCGACGCGATAGACAAGGATCTGGTGCGGCTGCGCAGGCTCGAAGCCACTAAGGCTTCGGAGGCCAAGCCGGTGGTTAAGGCCGAGACGGCGCACGAGGGCTCTCTCGCGCGCGGTGGCCTGACCGCTTGGGCACAACCGATGCCAACGCCGGTTCCGCCGCAAGATTATGTATGGCGTTCGCTGGTCTGCGCGGTGAAGGGACATTTCACTAAGCAGTCGCAGTACGATGTGATGAAGCAAGAATACGGCGACGACGAACCGACGCGAGCTGTGCTGAACGTGATCACGCGCGCAGCAACTGTGCCGGCCGATACCGTCACGTCGGGTTGGGCGAGCCAGCTCGTCGCAACGTCGATCAGCGATTTCTTTGCCGCGCTGATGCCGAATTCGGTTTATCCCGCATTGGCATCGCGTGGTGGGAAATTCACCTTCGGCCGCGCGGGCATCGTGTCGATGCCAACACGGTCGAGCACGCCGACGATTGCAGGGTCGTTCGTCGCGCAGGGATCGCCGATCCCTGTCCGGCAGGGTGCCTTCACCGCGATCACCTTCACTCCGAAGAAAATGGGCGTCATCAGTTCCATGACGCGCGATATCGCAGAGCACAGTACGCCTGCGATAGAGGGTCTGATCCGGCAGGCCATCGTCGAGGATACTGCGGTCGCCATCGACTCGATCCTGCTCGATGCCACGGCGGCAACGACGACCCGCCCGGCCGGATTGAAAGCGGGTGTCAGTGCCACTACGGCAACGGCGGGCGGCGCTCTTGCTGCGCTGATCGGTGATATCCGTGGACTGACGGGAGCACTGATCACGGGCACCAACGGCAATCTGCGATCACCGGTGTGGATCATGAACCCGGCCGATATCCTGGCGGCCTCGTTGCTACCTGCCACTGCGGGCGGCGGCGAATTCCCGTTCAAGGCTGAGCTGACGGCTGGAACGATGCAGGGTATGCCGGTTATTTCCAGTAGCAACGTGACGGCCGACACGATGCTGTTGGTCGATGCCGGTGACTTCGTTTCCGTGACGGGCGACTCGCCTCGCTTCGACATTTCCGATCAGGCGACGATCCACATGGAAGACACGACGCCGCTGGCGATCTCGACTGTCGGTTCGCCGGCCACCGTGGCAGCACCCGTGCGAAGTCTCTGGCAGACCGACTGCCTCGCCGTTCGTATGTTGCTCGACATCAACTGGGGTATGCGCCGCACAGGCGTCGTTGCCTGGACCCAGACGATGACCTGGAATTGATAGTTTTTTCTCATGCAACAGGAGGCCATGAACATGGCTAAGGAACTTCGCAAGACCAAGGACCATCCCGACGTCAAGGCGATGGAAGAGCAGCGCGACGAACGTACCAGGCTGAATGAAGAAGCCATGGAGCGGATGGACTCGTCGCAACCGACACCGACGCAGGAAGAAAACGATCTCGCCCGGCTCGGCGTCCAAGTCGACGAGAAGGAGCCAGACGGCAGCGGGCCGACCATCATCACGCGAACGATCGTCGCCAATACGCCGCTCGGCTATGACACACGATCCGTCGAGGCCAAAGAGTCGGAACGGCAACGTCAGTCCGGTCAGGCGGGGCAATCGAGGCAGTCGGGTTACTCCGCCTCGAGGTCCAAAACGGAAACCACAACGTAACAACGGCACCGGCAGGTCGACACATGAGCATGGTGGCTTGATGCGCATCCTCGGCCTGCCGATCCCGTTCACCGGCGAAAACCAGAAGGCGCTCAGCTCGGTGCCGTACAGCGGTAGCCGCAGTTGGTATCCGGTCATTCAGGAGTCGTTCCCCGGCGCTTGGCAGCGCGACATTGAGGTTAATACCGATACGGCGGCATCGTTTCACGCTGATTTCGCGTGCAAGACGCTGATCGCGCGCGACATCGCCAAGCTGCGCGTCAAGCTCGTCGAGAAGGACGCCAATGACATTTGGTCCGAGGTGACCAACCCGGCGTTCAGCCCGGTGCTGCGCCGGCCGAACGACTATCAGACGCGCAATCAGTTCTGGGAATGCTGGGTGCTATCGAAGCTCAGCCGCGGCAACACCTATGTGCTCAAGGTGCGCGACAATCGCAATGTCGTCACCGCGTTGCATGTTCTCGATCCGACGCGGGTGCAGCCGCTTGTGGCCGACGACGGCAGCGTGTTTTATCGTGTGAGCGGCGACAACCTCGCCGGTACGGCCGAGATGACTGTTCCGGCGCGCGAGATCATTCACGATCGGATGAACTGCCTGTTTCATCCGTTGTGTGGGACGCCGCCTGTGTTCGCCAGCGGGCTTGCGAGCATGCTCGGACTGAACGCGCAGAAGGCATCGGCACTGCTGTTCGAGAACAGCTCGACGCCTGGCGGCATCATCACGGCGCCGGGCGAGGTCAGCCCCGAGGAACGACAGCGGGTGAAGGAAGAATGGGAGGCGCGTTTTTCGCGGATCAATATGGGTCGCGTCGCCGTGCTGTCCGGCGGTGCGAAATACGAAAAGCTGCCAATGACCAACGTCGAAGTGCAAATGATCGAGAACCTCAAGTGGTCAGCCGAGGTTGTCTGCAGCGTCTATCATGTTCCGCCGTACAAGGTCGGCGTCGGCGCATTGCCTTCATATAATAACGTTCAGAGTCTCAATGTTGAATACTACTCGCAGGCGCTGCAGTCGCACATCGAAGAGATCGAGGAGGAACTCGACCATGCGCTCGGCATCGGCTGGGGCGAAGGGCTAGGCACCGAGTTCGACACCGATACGCTGCTGCGCATGGACAGCGTGACGCAGATGGATGTGCTGCAAAAATCCGCCGGTATTCTTTCGCCGAACGAACAGCGCAAGAAACTTGATCTTGTGCCTAAGAAGGGCGGCGACAGTCCGATGCTTCAACAGCAGGACTTTAGCCTTGAGGCTCTGGCCAAGCGCGACGCGCAGGCCGATCCGTTCGCGCCGAACACGCCGGCATTGCCGCCGCCAGCCGATAAACCGGCCGATACGCCACCGGCTGATGCTTCGCCGCCCGATCAGAACAAACTGATTGCCATGACGCAGCGCTTTAACCTGGCGCTGAAGGCGGCGCATCGCGAGGCCGCATGATGGACGACACCGAGATCGACGCACTGGCGAAAGGCATGGTGCCGTTCGTGCGCGAATGCGTGGCTGAGCAGTTCGCCCGGACGATGGTGCCGTCCGATCTCGCCGAGCAGGTCAAGTCGGCCATCCATCTGCTGCACGAGTCGCTGCCGATCGTGCAGCGGAATGCACCGCCGCCATCGGCGTCGCCGCTGCCGCCGCCGCGGCCGAGCCGGATCGAGCGCAACGAAAACGGCGGCTACACGCTGATCTACGACGAGCCGCAGCCGTGATAGTCAATCTCTCCGAAGCCGCGAGCAATGCGATGCTCGATGTGCTAACCGGCTTGATGGATGGCGGCAGCATCGAGCTGCATTCGGTCGCCGGCAATGTGCTTGCGGTGTTGCGGCTGTCCAACCCGGCGGCGGCCGATGCGGTCGGCGGTGCGATCGAGCTGAACCAGATCGCCGAGGAAGATGCGGCACTCGCGCGCGGCCAGGCGGCGACGGCGCGCATCCTCGCACTGGACGGCAACGAGATCCTGAATTGCGATGTCACCGACGAGAGCGGCGACGGCGTGATCCGGCTCAACACGACGAGCATCTATCGCGGCGGCCCGGTGCGCATCCGCTCGTTCACGCTGGCGATGCCGTGATGCTGGCTAGGTGAAGGAATGGCACTTGTTGCGCTGAATGGTGGACTATTTGTCCCGATTGGGCCTGGCGCAAATCAGCAAATGGCTGCGCCGAACGGAACATCATCAAACCCACTAGATGCGACGAATAAAGCAACAATCTATATTGGACATATCATAACGTCTGATGGCGGGTCACATACCATCGATACAACGGGATCATCCTCACTTGGCTGGAACGCCGGCTCTATAACATTTGCGAATTCTGGCACTACTGTAGTGGTCGGACTTGGGAACGTTTTAACGACTGCTGGTCCACCGGCACGTGCAGTTCACGTAAGTGATGTGATCACGTTCGACGTATCCAAGTCATTGATAGGCGGAGGCGGTGGTATCAGCGCAAGCGCCTGGCAAACGCACGTGCCAGATACAGGATCAAAGACGATTGCCAACGGCGATTTAGTCGCGTTCTGCATTCAAATGACGGCGCGCGCTGGCGTGGATAGTATCATCACAAGAAGTGTCGCGACTCCAGCGTCCCTTCATCGTCCGCTTGTAACAGCATTCAGCGGAACGTATGGTAGTATATCTGGTACGCCGAACGCGATCATCACATTTGCAGATGGTGCCCTCGGATATTTTCATGGATGCGATATATGGAGTAACATAGCAGTGAGGACATGGAATAGTGGAGGTGCCACCAAGGAATATGGTCAATTGTTCAGCCTTCCATTTCCGACAAGGATTTACGGAGTGTATGGCTGGGTTGATCCCGATAATGACTTTGATATTATTCTTTATTCAGATCCTCTTGGAACGCCGGTTGCAGAAAAAACGGTTTCGATTGATGCTAACACAGTTTCGTCTGCGACCGGAAGCAAGTTTGTTGCGACGTTCAACTCGTCATATGCAACAACAGTAAATCAGAATATAGGTGTCGTATTTAAGCCTGGCGCTGCGAATATAAGTACCTACTACAGAACCATTGCAAACGCGGCATATCGCATAACAGATGCTTGGGGGACGAGCGGATATGGCATCAGTCGTGCATCTGGTGCGTTTGCCGATGCCAACTCGAGCCTGGATCACTACTATGTCGGACTGATTGCCGGGGCCTTCGATGCGGGCGGGCTTGCTGGCCGCTTTGTCAGGGTCAACGACATGAGCGTGGTAGGCTGACAAATGTGGCTCGGTGATTATACCGAAGACCACACAGCAGTAGTGTGCATGTTCACGACGCATGCATCGACGGGTGCGCCGGTTGCGCCACTGTCCGCATTCGAGGCGGCCGATGTCAGGATCTACAAAAACGGCAATGCTGCGGAGAAGACCACGACCAATGGCGTGACAATGACCAGTCCGTTCGATGGCGTGACGGGCCTGCATTGCGTGACGATCGATACGTCGAACGATACGGGAGATGGCGGTTTTTGGGTGACGGGCGCGATCTACACGCTGGTGCTGTCGCCGGATGAGACAGTCGACAGCGTGGCGGTTGCCAAGGTCATTGGGCAGTTCGGCATCCAGTTGTTTCCAACCGCTCCGACTGCGATTGCAGTTGCCGATGCGCTGCTCGATCGCGACTTGTCGACCGGAACCGACAGCGGATCGACGACCGTTCGCACGCCACGTCAGGCGCTCCGCTTCCTGCGCAACAAGTGGTCAATCAGCGGCACCACTCTGTCGGTGTACAAAGAGAACGACACGACGGCTTCTTGGACTTCGCAAATAGCTGGAACTGCCGGGGCCGATCCGATCACGTCGAGCGATCC